TTCTTTGGGATATGCCTAGTAATACTGGTTATATTAATATTGTTGCTGTTATGCAGAAGTTCTTCGATCAAGCGATTTCTGGAAACTGGTCGTATAATCCAGAGAATTATCCCAATAATGAAGTTCCTGTGTCAATAATGGCACAAGACCTTTTGACTACATATAAGTACGGTTGGAAAACCAGTTACTATCAAAATACATATGATATTAAAACTGATGAGGTGGATGAACCCAAAGCATCAGTTGATGATTTAATTTCTGATATTCTTAATTCCGAGGAGGATGATTGTGAGTCTTGTAAAATTTAAAACAAGTTTAGAGGAAAAGAACGTGGTCAATCAGATGACAGTTTTCAACTCTGAAGAAGTTGACACCAAAAAGCAACCAATGTTTTTTGGAAAACCCCTTGGTATTCAAAGATATGATTCTTATAAGTATCCTATTTTTGATAAACTCACAACCCAACAATTAGGTTATTTTTGGAGACCCGAAGAGGTTTCCCTACAGAAAGATAGGGGAGACTATCAGTCTCTCCGTCCTGAACAAAAGCATATTTTTACTTCAAATCTTAAATATCAAGTAATGCTTGATAGTGTTCAGGGTCGTGGGCCCGGAATGGCATTCGCTCCATACTGTTCGCTTCCAGAGTTAGAAGCGTGTATGAAGGTCTGGGAATTCATGGAAATGATTCACTCTAGATCTTATACTTACATCATCAAAAATGTATATTCTGACCCCTCGGATGTATTTGATACTATTTTAAGAGATGATCGTATTTTAGAACGTGCCACCAGTGTTACTGAGGCATATAATGACTTCATTAACAGTGCTCATATGTATAGAGCAGTTGCAAACGTTAATATTCTTGAAGGTATTCGCTTTTACGTCAGTTTCGCTTGCAGTTTTGCATTTGGCGAACTCAAACTTATGGAGGGAAGTGCAAAAATCATCTCACTAATTGCCAGAGATGAGAATCAGCACCTTGTCATCACTCAAAATATTCTTAACAAATGGAAAGAGGGTGATGACCCAGATATGAAGAGAATTGCTCAAGAAGAAGAACAGTGGTTCTACAAGACATTTGAGAATGCCGTCAATCAAGAAAAACTTTGGGCAGAATATCTGTTCAAGGATGGTTCTATGATTGGTCTGAATGATAAACTTCTTTGTCAATATGTTGAGTGGATTGCGAATCGCAGAATGAAGGCTATTGGTCTTCGCCCACTTTATGATATTCCCGCTAAGAATAATCCTCTTCCTTGGACTGAGCACTGGATTTCCTCTAAAGGTCTTCAAGTTGCACCCCAAGAGACGGAAGTTGAATCCTATATTGTCGGAGGAATCAAACAAGATGTTACCAAAAATACTTTCGCAGGATTCCAATTATGATGAATGGTGCGAACAAGAACTCCTGAACGCATATAAAGATGCAGCAGAATATGATGATTTTCTTTTCGGAGACCACGACTATTCTTATATTTGGTTAGATGATAAAAAAGATGATACTAAATGAGGGTCTTTTAGACCCTCTTTTTTTATATAAATATCTAAAAAAGGTAGATGAAAACCTTCGAAGAATTTTACAATCAAGCAAAAGAAGCACAAAATCTAAATGAAATTGCTGCAGCACCGGCAGCTGCTGTGGTTGGAAAGAGTTTAGGTTCTAAAATTATTCCTGGAGTTGGAGCTTTTGTTGGTGCTGTAGATGCTGCTAATAGAATATCTAAAGGTGATTGGGAAGGTGCCACATATTCTGGACTAGGAGCTGCTGCAAACCTTATTCCTGGTGCTGGGACAGCAGCACAACTGGCCTTAACTGGAGTGCAGCAAGCAAGAGATTATCAGAGAGGAACTGGGGAGTTTGCTAAAGGTGGTGCATTTTCGCAGTACGCAAGAAAACCAGTATCAACACCTTCAACATCTCAGAATCAAAATCCTCAACAATCGCTATCACTTCAAAATAGATCAACTTTAAAACCAACAACACCAATCAAACCAGTAACACGACAACAAATTTCTCAACAATCTGGTGTTGTTGGAAAAGTTTCTACAAATACTTCATACCAATCTAAGTTGGGTGGTGCAAAGGCAACAACAACCTATGGATCTGGTGGCCAGCAAATGGTGAGAGCAAATCTTGGAAATCAAGGAATTAATAAAGTTTCTTCAGGGCAAGTTTCTGCTAATAAATCATATGGTGCAACTTTAGGTGGAGTTAAAGGAACGGTTAAATATAATGCTCAGGGTAATCGCCAATTCCAAGCATTAAAACCAACATCTCAATCTAAACCGATACCTAAACCAACACCTAAACCGATACCTAAACTAACACCTAAACCGCAACAGAAAAAGTTTTTTGGACTCTTTTGATTTATAAATAAATTTATAAAGAACTAAAAAAGAAAAAAATGACAAGAATTACTAGTAGTGAAGTTGCTAGCTTGATGGAAGCGTATAATTCCGTATATGCCCCTCAAGAACAAATTAATGATGATCAGTTGGTAGAAGAAATTTTTGAAGACGTTGCATATTCTTTAATTTCTCAAGGACATACTGCTGTTGATGTTCTAGAATATTTTGCAGATGTTGATGATGAAGTTATTATTGAAGATGTTATTGCACTTTCTGAAGGGACATTAATTTTTGAAGAAGTTGTTTCTGAAGAGTATATTGAAGAGCAATTCCAACAGTTGGATGAGGTTGTTGGCGCTCTTCTTAGAGTTGCTAGTGCAGGAGTTAAAGCTGCTAAGTTTGCCCCAAAGGGTGCTGGACCTCTTGCTAAAACTGGTGCTGCACTGCAGGGTGCTGGTAAGGCAACTACTAGAGTTGCTCAGCAGGGTACAAAGGCAAGTGCTGTAGTCAGACCTGCTGTTGGACGTGCTGTACAAGGTGCTAAGAATGCTATCGGGGGCGCAGTTTCAAAAGTTAAAGACCTTGCTAAAGGTGCATTAGGTAAGATTCCTGGTGGTTCTGGTGGTAAGTTAGCATCGGCTGCTAAAACTGCTGGTAAGTGGGCGTTAGGAGGCGCTGCATTTGAAGGTGGTATGAGAGCAGTTCAAGGTCTTACTGGGGGTGGTAAGGGTGGTGATACTGAGAGTTCTGCACCAAAAACTCCCAAGGCAGGTATGGTGGATACTGCTAAAGGTCAGAGATATAAATCATCTTCTGATGGTAAGATGTATAAGAATTATAATGATGCCTTGGCAGCAAGAAATTCTAGAAGAGGTGTAAAACCAACTCCTGCACCTGCAGCATCTTCTTCTGCAGCACCTTCTGGAGGTTCAGGAAGTGGTGGAGGTTCATCTACTCCTGCCCCCAAATCTACTCCATCTACAAAAGTTGCACCAGCAAAACCATCTACTTCGGATACTAAACTTACTTCGATGCAACAATGGGCGAAGGCAAATCCAAAACTGGCTTCTAAAGTAAAACCAGGTCAGTCTGGATATGATGATATTTCAGCAAAAAGGGATACACCTGGTCCAAATGAAAAGAAAGATCAAACTCCAACACAAGGTCCAGCAGATGCCAAGATTGATACTAAAGCAGTAGATGCCGCTGTAAAGGCACAACAAGAAAGAGATAAAAATAAGGCAAAACCACAGGCAGTAAACGCTTCTTATGAATATGATGCCTATGACCTTGTACTTGAGTATCTCCTCTCACAAGGGCACGTAGATACTGTAGAAGAGGCACATTATGTAATGATGGAGATGGATGCCGAAACTATTGGAAGTATTGTAGAAGAAACAAAATAAAATAACTAATAAAATTAAAATATATTTTCAGGGGGTCTTGACAAGTCCCCTTTTTTATGAGTAGAATAGGTTTGTTCCCGTTAAAGATAAATAATAGCTCATAAGATTACTTTATATGAGCTATGAAAACCCTTGGCAATATAATGGAGAAATTTTTGAGTCTGATCATATCCAAGATTATTTTGGTTTTGTATATCGTATATCTTGCAGTAAGAATGGGCGCAAATATCTGGGTAGAAAGTATTTTTGGTCTTTTAGAACACCTCCAGGGAAAAAAAGGAGAGTAAAACAAGAATCTGATTGGAAAAAGTATTATGGTTCTTGTCCTGAACTAAAGGATGATGTTAAAAAGTATGGTAAAGAGTTCTTCGGTAGAGAAATTATAAGCCTCCATAAGACTAAAGGTGGATGCAACTACGAAGAAACAAAACAACTTTTTCTAAATAATGTACTGGTAGAATCACTTGACACCGGAGAACCTGCATATTATAATTCCAACATACTTGGACGCTATATGCGAAAGGATTACTTCTATGGAAACCTTGGAAATGACTCTTCGGAAGTCTCATGACTGGGCAATTGACCGTATTCATTATTTGAGTGAAAGAAATATTGATGATGCTCATTCAATTCAACGTGAATTTTCCGAATGGTTTGATCCAGAAATTTTAGATCACGATATTTTTTCAATGCAGTATATCGGAGAAGACGATGCAGATTGACCTTCACAATTTCTTTTCACATTACGATCCAAAAAATCCTAACCACGTTGCTGCGGTTGAACAACTGGAAAAGGATTTACTCGTAAAGGCATTAGATTTAATGCAGGATGATGCTAATTGGGTTCGTGTGTATAGAACTCCAATAACTCCCCCCACAACCGGAGTTTTAAATGTTCCATACTATCCTCAAACAGATAATTACAGAGACGCTGATCGTACTTGTAATAGTTCTGCCTGTGCTATGTGTCTGGAGTATTTTAAACCAGGCACACTAAACGGAGCAAAGGGTGATGATGCTTATGTCCAAAAAGTATTTGCCATTGGTGACTCAACTGATCACTCGGTTCAGACCAAAGTTCTGGCAGATTATGGCATTAAGTCAAATTTTAATTATAATCTTTCTTTTGCTGATCTTGATCGTGAGCTTGCCGCTGGGAGACCCGTTGTTATCGGGATCCTTCATCGTGGCACTCTATCTGCTCCTACTGGTGGGCACATGGTTGTAGTCATTGGCAAGAGGGGCGATGATTATGTTGTCAATGATCCATACGGTTCTTTGAATGATGGATACACTGGAGCAGTTACTAATGGTAAAGGTGCTGTGTATAAGAAGTCGGATCTCCAATATCGTTGGTTAGAGAAAGCAAAAGATAAGACTGGTTGGGGCAGAATCTTCGATGCAAAAAAGTAGAGAAGCCAACTAATATTGGTAATGTTAATGGAGTTTCATTAGTTGGCATTTACTTAATCAAAGAGTTTGAAGGATGTCATTTAAATGCTTATCCAGATCCTTTGACTGGAAAACTTCCAATCACGATAGGGTGGGGAAGCACCAAAGATTTTGATGGATCTCCTTTTAAGATGGGTAAAGTAATCACTCAAAAGTATGCTGATACTTTATTGGAATTTGATTTGAAAAATAGATTCCTTCCGAAACTTCAAAAAATTCCTTATTGGGGAGAGATGAATGCAAATCAACAAGGCGCAATTCTTAGCTTTGCTTATAATCTTGGGGCTGATTTTTATGGAGGCTCTGACTTTAATACGATAACAAGAGTCCTTAAAAATAAGGAATGGAATAAAGTTTCCGAGGCACTCAAACTCTATCGTAATCCTGGTACTAATGTTGAAGCAGGATTATTAAGAAGACGAGTTGCAGAATCAAAATTATGGTCATCCTGAATAAGGTTCGGCAATACCTTCATTCATCATCCAATCATTAATTGTGGTTGAATCACCTACAAGATAAAGAGTGCCAAGTATTCTTCCATACTTGTCTTCTTTGTAGGTTTCAATGACCCACTCACCTTCACGGGAGAGTTGTTCTTCTAACCATACCTTTGCTGCCAGACCTCTTGTTTTCTCTTCTAAATCTTTAGTTCTAGTTTCGGGAGCATTAATATCTTTGAGACGAACTCTATGAGAGATTGTAATATCAAAACCTAAATCAATATCAAGATCAACTGTGTCGCCATCAACAACACGGTTGATTTTTTTTACCTTATAGTGATACATTTTTTTTACCTCTTTTCCAGGTTCTACGAATTGCCGAACGAACTTCAGGTGGTTGTTGTTTTATTTTGATGTTTCTATTTTCATTAAAGAAACCATCATTAGACAGTAATCTAATGAGGATGAGTATCGGAAGAATCTTTTTCTTCATTATCCCAGATAAGAATTTTGTATATGCACCAAATAACCCCAATCAGACCAACACCTAATAATATATTTACACTCCAAACAACTTCACTCATAATCTTCCTTCTGTTTTGTGTATCCAAGTTTTAAGTTCGTGCAGATAGTTTCTCAACATATCTGCCTTTTCTAAATGCCAAATATCACCACTCTTGAAGTACTCGTGAGTGTGGTTATCTATTGCCTTTAGAATATTATGTATTGGTGCATTCCAAGGTTCTCTATGCGGAGTATTCCACTCTCTTGGCATAAATCCTCACTTTTTCTTACCACCATTTTTTGCTTTTTTAGCAGTCGCATTACCAGAATTTTGTTTGGACTGCTTTCCACCAGCAGAACCTTTCTTACCCTTGTTTGCGGATTTTGCCATTTGTCTGAAGGCATAACATAATATTTATCTTGAGACACTTTTTAAACTGGAACACTTGACAAATCCTAAATATTAACTTATTATGAAAAAATCTCCGTTATGAGCGGAGTATTCGTTATGAGTCTGTGACCGTGACACCTAGAGCCGTGGAAGATGCCCTCCGAGAGTTGGGTGGACCCCTCTTCTATACGGATGCCGAATTCAATTTAACTAAATGCTTAAAAACCTAACAAATGTAACCGTAGCAATTTTGGGTGCGGTTGCAACATCAGCGGCAACACTGCCAGCACCGAGTATGGCGACATCTTCAGTACAACAACCGCCTTTCGCAATTGTTCCTGAAGGTCCTACTCAAGAGACAGAGACCAAAGAGGTTGTTCCCGAAAAACCTAAGGTAAAACGATTAGTTTGTAAAGGATGCAATACTAATGAATCACGAACTCTGGAATTCCTCCAGAAGCGTGGTATTACTGACAAAAACGCCCTAGCTACCATTATGGGCAATATCCGACAAGAGTCTACCTTCGTTCCTAATATTTGCGAAGGTGGTGCTAAAACTTCCTATCCTAACTGTGGTGGTGGGTATGGTCTAATTCAATGGACTAATGCTCCTCGTTTTTATGGACTCGGAAGACATGCTGCTCGTATTGGTGCTAATCCTTCTTCACTTGATGCACAACTTGACTATATGCTGCACGAAAGTGATTGGAAGATGATTGAAACCCAGATGAAAACTCCAGGTAAATCCATTACTGATTATATGCGACTTGCGAGTAAATGGATTCGTTGGGGACATCATGGAGCAAGAACTGACTTTGCTTATAATTATGCTGCTAAGTTGGTTCTTACCGAAGTCTGAAAACACATACAACTGAATAGAAGAGAATGGAAACATCACACCAACACTTACCTTTGATACTAAGAAGATGAGAGAACCAAAAAAGAAAATAGATGCCAAACAAATGGTAGATGATGCTCTGGAGGACTTTTTAGATGAGCAAGTTTAATATCTTTGAGTTTAAGTATGGAAAGGAAAAGAAACCTCTGAAAGAATGGATTAAGATTGGTGCAATTGTTCATATCTCACTAGATGTAATTTCACTCATTCCTGGAGTTCAAAAGAAAAAAGTTTTTAATTTACTAGATGAAGTTCAACTCTCTATGGGTATTGATGTTCTGAATGATTATATAATTCAAGATACCGAACTCATAACTTATAGAATTGAAAGAGTCCTGGATAAATCAATTAAGGAATACGAGAAGAATAATGTTTAGACTTTTTGAGGTTAGGGACGGAAAACTTACTACACTCCCTGATGTAAGTTCCAAAAAAATAAAGTCAGTTATCTTTAGTTCTGTTATCGTACTGATTATAGTTGCTTTATCTGGATGGTTGAAGATTAGTGAAAAAGACCTTTGGAAAATTTATACCCTAATTCTTCAGCAGTTTGGTCTAAATCACGAACTTCCAAGAACTGAGAGTGAAAAGGAACTGGATGCCAGAATTGAACTAGAAGTTGATAAGGCAATTCGTGATGTAATTCCTGAGTATGATCGGATTATTTCCGATTATGATAGGAAATATAAACCAATTTACATCGATGAAGTGAATGATGAGACACTATGTTATACCGATGATTGTAAAAAACTTGCCCCACCGATGAGAATATGTGCTCCTTGGGCACCTGATTGCACTAAAAACTAGCTATATAAACATATCCTATTTTATTTTGGAGATTATTATGTCTGTATCACAAGAACTACTGAATGCTGTTGAAGCGTGGAAAGTAGAAGACGAAAAGTTTGCTGGCGGAAACAACGCAGCAGGCACCCGTGCCCGTAAGGCACTTCAGGAAATTGCCAAACTGGTCAAGACCCGTAGAGGCGAAATCACAGAAGAGAAGACTGCTCGTAAAGAAGCAAAGGCTTGACTCCAAGACCTGACTGCTCTATAATACTCTCATAGGCAGCGGGGGTCCAAACTCTGCATAAGTCCTGCCCCTCCCATGCCTCTCAACGATGCACAAACAGGGAGGTTCCTTATGGGTTAGTAGCTCAGATGGATAGAGCAATTCACTTCTAATGAATTGGTCGGGGGTTCGAGTCCCTCCTAACCCGTTGCTACTTTGCGCTGGAAAGATAAACCAGAATGCCGGTAGCAAACAGGAGTAGTCGCTATGCACATAGCATAGAAAGACGCTCCACACAAACGCCGTTGGTAGTCTAGTGGTCAGGACACCCCGACAAGGGAGTTGGAGAAGTAGGGGTTCGATTCCCCCACAACGGCACACTTATTCCACAATAGCTCAGCGGTAGAGTCGGTGACTGTTAATCACTTGGTCCCTGGTTCGAATCCAGGTTGTGGAGTTTGCCCCTGTAGCTCAGTGGTAGAGCAACGGTTTTGTAAACCGTTGGTCGCAAGTTCAAATCTTGTCGGGGGCTTGACAAATTCTCATATTTGTCTTATATTTCCAAAGTGTGAAGGAAGTGCCTGGGAAAGAGAAATCTTTCCCTTTTGCGAGATTAATTCAGCGGTAGAATGTCAGCCTTCCAAGCTGAACGTCAGGGGTTCGAATCCCCTATCTCGCTTCCCCTAAAATATCAGGGGAGCTAAATAAACTTCGTAGTTGTAAATCTTAACAAACTATATGAAATTTCTAAAACAACTGATGCTCGTGCCTGTTGCACTGGGTCTTGTTGCTCCTGCGGTGAATGCTGCAGAACTCAATACTGAGGATGTCAACAAGTATGCCTCGGCACAACAAGTCACTAGCATTACACAATTCTCTGATGTTCAACCTACTGATTGGGCATATCAGGCACTTGGCAACCTCGTAGAGCGTTATGGTTGCGTTGCTGGTTATCCTAACGGCACCTTTGTTGGTGGTCAGGCGATGACTCGCTTCGAAGCTGCTGCTCTTCTAAATGCTTGCCTTGATCGTGTAACTGAAACTACGGATGAACTTCGTCGCCTTCTGGACGAATTCAAGAGTGAACTTGCCGTACTCAAGGGTCGTGTAGATGGTCTTGAGAACCGTGTTGGAAACTTGGAAGCAACACAATTCTCTACCACTACTAAACTCAAGGGTGAAGTCAATTTCGTTCTTGGTGGCGTTCCTAGTCTTGAAACCAATAAAGGTGCTGATGTGGGCAACACCGCATTCAACTATGATGTTCGTCTGAACTTCGATACTTCTTTTACTGGAAAAGACCTGCTTCGCACTCGTCTGCGTTCTGGCAACTTTGGTAGTGATCCTTTCGGTTCCAGTTCTTCTCTGTTCAAACTGGACAAGGCAGAATCTACTGCTGATCAAGTCATTATTGATCGTCTCTACTATCAGTTCCCAGTTACTAAGAGTGTAACTCTTACTGCTGGTCCTCTGGTTCGTAACACTGAGATGGCTTGGGTTCCTTCTGCTTATAAGTCGGAAATCCTTGACTTCTTTGCTGTTTCTGGTGCTCCTGGTGTCTATAACAAGGCAACTGGTGCTGGTTTCGGTGCTCAGTGGAAGCAACCCACCAAGAAAGGTCAAGGTGGATTCGTTGCTGGTATGAACTATGTTGCCCAAGATGGTGACAATAGTGAAACTGGTGTCTTCAACTCTGACGGTGCTCTGAACTTCCTCGCACAGGTTGGTTATCGTGCTCCTCAGTGGGGTATTGCTGCTGGTTATCGTTATGGTACTGAGGGCACTCGTCCTCGCACTTACAACGGCATCCTGGGTGCTAATGGTGCTCTTGTTGCTGGACAAGAATCCAATAACGTTGCTATCAATGCTTATTGGCAACCCTCTGAGAGTGGTTGGGTTCCTTCCATCTCTGCTGGTTATGGTTACAACGGTGTAAGTGGTAAGGTTGGTAAAACTGATGCTACCGATTCCGATTCTTGGTTCGTTGGTCTTCAGTGGAACGATGCTTTCGTTGCTGGTAATGCCGCTGGTATTGCTGTCGGACAAGCACCTTCTGCCGAAACCCGTGGTGTAGATGATGCAACTCTGCTTGAGTTCTTCTATAAGTTCCAAGT